AAAACTAACCAACCGGCTCTGCTGAAGGGCAAACGGTTATCAATCATGGAAACCAACGCTGCAACCAGACGAGCAAAGTTAGTCTATGACATTGCTTTGAAAATGCCTGAAGGGATTGAGCAGCAAAGGCTACTTGCAAAAGCAGCTTCAATGATCACCGGCGAAACAACTATTCCAGTGATGAAGAAATCCGAGTATTCAGCTCAACAGGTCGCTAAAAAGATAGGGAATGGATTAACAGCTAATATGGTTGGGCGAATTGCTAACAAGCTGAATTTGAAGGCTGATCAACCGGGGCAAAACAAATATGGTCGTTGGGCAAACAGTAAGTCTAAATATTCTAGCAAGGAAACGCCACAATGGCTTTACTTTGATGAAGGCTTAAAAGCAATTAAAGAATACAGTTTATCCTAAAAATCGGAAAAACCTATGGGAGGCGAAGCTATGACAGGCTGGATAGCATTTTTGTGGACGCAAACGAGCTTCCCACTGATCTTTTACGCAGGGATTGGTTTAGTAATCTTTCTCGGTATGTATCAAGTTGGGAACGTGATTGAAAAATGGAGGAGGAAATGAAAATGAAAAATTTTGCAGATTATTTTGAGGGAGCGATTAAGTACGGCGAGAGCCTGGGGCTCAGGAATGGTACTGAGCCTTCAACTTCAACGTTTGTGGTTGAGCTTGATCATCACCGCAAGCCGGAATCAGATAATGGATCTTTTTACCCTTCATTTTTAGTTGCTTGGAAAGACGAAGGTATTAGAGTCGATTCTTTAAATTCATTTAAAAAAGAAATGGACGTTGAGCAACAGATCAAGCTAGTAAAAATGTTCATCTCAGGATATGAGCAATATTTATCAGACAAAAAAGAGCCGGTAGCAGCCGACTCAAACAAATAAATAAAAGTTTTATACGTCAATTATAACACGAGGAGGTTTGCCTATGCAATGGCAAGAACTGTTTGAGAAATTACCTGTCGCCGAAAAAGTTCGTATCTGTGAAACAGAAGCAAAACGGCAGTATGCACTAAAAAACTTCGAAGTGGCAAGTCAGTTCAGAAAGCTAGCAGAGGAGGCAAAGCATGATTAAAGAATGCCTGCTTCCATATATCACGGATTGGTATGGTGAACTCCGGTATCACGACTATTGGAACGAGCTTATCAACCCAGACAAAATGTACTACTTGGTTGAAGCCGTCAAGGGACACGTTGATGTCGTCTGTGAGGATGACATCGAAACGTACCTGGATCTCGAGCAGTGGTACCCGGAAGGCACTATATCTCAAATTTTAGACAATGTGTATGGTGGCTGCTGGTCACTAGAAACACCGGAAAATCCTGAGGAGGAATAATCATGAATCTATTTGAGCTAGCACAAAACTACAAAGATATTCAAAACAAGGATTTAGATCCTGAACTTTTAAAAGATACCTTAGACAGTATCAAAGATCCGCTTAAAACGAAAGCGGACAACATCGCTAGTTGGATTGACAGTAATCAGTCAAAAATTGATTTCCTTGTTAAAAGAATACAAGAACTAAGAGAATCAAAAACAGCTTTGGAAAATCAAAACAAAAGTTTGAACCGCTACTTGACCGATTCACTTGATCAAGCAGGTATTAAGGAACTCCAGACTGATAATCACATTTTGAAGCCTAGAAACTACCGCCCAAGTGTGTTCATCGAAGACGAGTCACTAATTCCAGTCGACTATATCAAAAAAGAAGAAGTAACAAAAGTCGATAAAAAGGCTCTATACACTGATTTAAAAGCAGGAAAAACGATTAACGGTGCTGGACTAAAGCCCAATCGAAAGGTAGTGATTAAATAATGACGGAAGAAAAAGTAAACTCACTGGTCATGATTCAAAACGAGCTAAAAGCTCCTAAAAACCAATTTAACAAATTTGGTAACTATCACTATCGAAGTTGCGAGGATATTTTAAATGCGCTCAAGCCACTTCTCTTTAAGCATCACGCTCATTTGACCATAACTGATAAGGCAGTGATGATTGGCGATTGGCACTATATTGAAGCAACAGCAAACTATGAAGCTCCAGATATCAAGAAAGCAAGCCAAGCGTATGCACGCGAAGATGAAACTAGAAAAGGGATGTCCGCTAGTCAAGCAACGGGAGCAGCAAGCTCATACGCGCGGAAATATGCTTTAAATGGCTTGTTTCTGATTGACGACACAAAAGACAGCGATACTAATGAGTATCAAAGCCAAATGCGCCAAAACACATCAAAAACAGAAAAAGCTCAGCAGCCGAAAATGAATAATCATGCAATTCAGCATTCGGGAATCATGAGTGCAAAAAAACAATTAATTGATACTTTTATTAAGCAAATTGGGAAATTTATGGGAAAAACAGCACCTGCAGATTTAAAGGCTATCCATGATGAAGCAATCAAGCTTTCTAAAAATGATAGTCGCTGGGAAAAAGCCAATCTCGAAGAAAAAGCAACTATCACTGCTGGAGTTCTGGAAAAATGGCGTGATTCGATGAAGAAGTGAGTTAGATGGAAATTAAGCCGCGTATCTATGAGAGCCATTTGCAAGCCGTTAGAGACAATTTAATTACTCTCAAGATAAATGACTATGAGGCATTTAAAAATGAGCTTAAACGTGGAAATATTGCGTTTGACGTGATTCCACATGAGCCTTACCAGCTATCAGATGTTCAGCGGAGAAAAGCTTACGCGATGATACACGATATTGCAGATTATGAAGGCTATCCGGACGACATCAAAAAGATCACGCTTAAAGAGCAGTTTAAAGCCATCACAGGCTACTCCGATTTTAGTTTGAGCAATTGCAAGAAGGACGTTGCAACAGCATTCATAGCGTTTTTAGTTGAGTACTGCTTCAAGTTTGACATTCCTTTCAGGTTTAAGGACTTGACTAACACATTTGACACGGAACGGCAAGTGTATCTCTGCTTAGTCCATAAGCGCTGTACAGTCTGCGGAGCTGAAGAAAATATCGAAATCAATCACGAGGACACAGTTGGTCAAGGAATGAACAGAAATCATATCGATCACCGCGGTCACAGACTTGAAGCACTATGTCACTTTCATCACTTCGAGTTCCACCAGATTGGTGCAGAGAACTTCGCTAAGAAGTATCACTTTCACGGTATCAGGCTAAAAAGCGAGGATATTGTCAGCTTGAAGTTAATGAGTTGGAAACAGATACACGAATTTGATGAAGAATACAGGAGGCAAAAGACATGTTAAATACAGTGATTTTAAACGGACGTCTAACTTCAGACGTCGACATCAGATATTCACAGTCAGGGATGGCATTTGGAAGCACAACGCTGGCGGTGCAGCGAAATTTTAAGAACAAGCTGACAGGTGAGTACGATTCGGATTTCATTAGAATTTCTTTGATCGGGAAGACAGCAGAAAACTTTGCTAACTTTTTTAAAAAAGGGAACTTTGTAGGAGTTCAAGGCTCAATTCAAACAGGAAGCTATGAGAAAAACGGACAAAAAATCTACACAACTGAGGTTTTAGTTGACAGATTCTATTTTCTGGAAACTAGATCCCAAAACAATAGTCAGCAAGCACCACAGCAGAATAGCCAGCAAGACCCGTTCATGAAGAACGGTGAGAACATTGAAATCACAGATGATAGCTTACCGTTCTAGGAGGTGATTTAGATGAATAAATACCTTTTAGATGAGCATCCATTGATAGTCATACCAAAGTTAGCAATAGCCGTTGGGCTTAACGAAGCAATAGTTTTGCAGCAAATAAATTATTGGCTGAACAAATCAAATAAGGTAATTGATGGGAAAAAATGGACTTACAATTCATACAAAGATTGGCAAAAGCAATTGCCTTTTTGGGATACAAGAACGATTCAAAGGATTTTTAGAGGATTAGAAAAAGACAAACTTATTTCAACTGGTAAATTTAACAAAATGAAATTTGACAAAACGAAGTGGTACACAATCGAATACGACAATCTGTCGTCACGAATACGACAAGTTGACGTCATGGAAGACGACAAGTTGACGCAACCAATACCTGATACTAACACTGATACTTCTTCTGATACTTCATTAAAAACATATAGTCCGGCTAAAGCCGAACCGCCTCTGCCTTTTGACGAAATTGTCAGTTTTTTAAATGACAAAGCAGGAACTAAATATCATTCGACTTCTGCTAAAACGAAAAAATTGATTCATGCAAGATTTAAAGATGGGTTCAGCTTAGAAGATTTTAAAACAGTCATTACTAAAAAAACAGATGAATGGTTGAACACAGATATGGCTAAGTATCTAAGACCTGAAACATTATTTGGAACTAAATTCGAAAGCTACCTTAACCAAAAGAGAGGAGCTGATCCTAGTGACCCATGGAGTCAACACTACGAATAGTTTTGAGTCAATCGGAACCATTCTTGGAGACTTGAGAGAAAAAGTAATTGAGAGCAGGCATATTGATGTTTCCAGCCTGCCAACGAAAGAGGAACTTGATCGTCAGACTGCCATCAACGCTCAAAAAGCACTTTCTAGGCAAAAACAGGAGTTCTATTCTGAGCAGTCGCTTTGGCCTGCTGATACACCAGTTAGCTTTAATTTTTCTGACTGGAAACCTGATTTGCAAGAAAACTCAAAGGTAGCACGCGAAGCAGGCAAGAAAGCTTATCTGCTAGCGAAACGGCTTGCTATTGGTGAAAAGTTTAATGTAGTTTTTGTTGGCGCTCCCGGCGTTGGCAAGACATCACTAGCGCTAGCAACGCTCTGCGAACTAAAAAAAGCTGGTAAAGGGACAGTTTTTGTTTCAACAGCAGAACTTGCTGGACTATATCAGCAAAAGCGGGAATATCCCGACATTTTAAAACGATTGGCAAAAGTCGAAGATGCAATGAAACATAGTGATGTATTGTTACTTGACGATCTAGGAACAGAAGGATTTTCAACCTTTAACGATTTTGGAGTTCGAACTGATATGCAGCAACTTATCTATCGAATTTCTAATGCAAGATTCGATTTTAAAAGCAATCGGGTTAGAGGCATAACACTGACAACGACTAACAATTCGCAGGATCAACTTAAAAAAATGTATGACCCAAAAATCATTAGTCGACTGGTACCGGCTAATAAAGAGCAAAGAGTAGTTTTTAACGGATTTAAAGATGTGCGAGGTGTTTAAATGCTGACAAAAAAAGACTATGAAGCAGCTGACAAACTAATTGAGGGGGCTTTGAAAATGTACGATGAATCTTTTGAAAAAGCTAAGAACAGGCTAACAGAAGTCTTAAATCGAATAGCCGATCTTAACCAATCTGGTGAGCTGTATCTTAGCTATCGTCAATTTAAATCGATAGTTCGACTGATAGTTGCCATTCAAAAACACGATGTTCGAGAAATAGAAACTCAGGTGGAAAATCTGTATGTTCATGGAGAAGTTTCAGGTGTGCTGAAAGAGTTAATTGACGTAGCTCAAGAGTTTGAAACATTAAATTTTGAGGAGTGATCTTATGAAACGGCATGACAAGGTTAAGTATCAAGGCCACTACTGCTTCGTGTACGGGCTGATTAAGCGCCCTAGTGGTGTTAAAGCGATGCTCACGTATATTTACTTCAAAGATGGAAAACGTTGCTTAAAACACCCTGAAATTGACGTTGGCGAGGTGGAACTAGTTGGATAAACATTTCGCACAAAAAATAACGATTGATGAGATTAGATTCGATAGCAAACGGGAAGCAATGTTCTATCAGCATTTCGTTAAAGGCAAGGTTGCTAGATTTACCTATCACCCAAAATTTGTGATAGATGAGCAGTTCCGACTTGGAGGCAGGAAAGTTAAAGCTAAGACATATGTTCCTGATTTTTTGATCTATGACGAGGAAGACAACTGGGATCATGTGATCGACATCAAGACGGGATTCAGTTTTAAGGCAATAGACAGCGGTACGAGAGACAAATTCAGACTGTTTGAGAAGTTCTATAACTTCCCGGTAGAAATAGTCGTCCCGTCAACTAAAACGTTCAGAGTGAAGATTCTAGGGCTCGTAGGAGGATTCGATGACATACGCATGAGTAGCCTTGACTATAGCGTGCGAGATTTGATTGGGGGTTAAAATATGACACTAAAGAAAAATTCAAAGTTGAAAAATGTCAAAGATATTTATGGAGCCTTGCATAAAAATGCCGTTGTTTTGAATATTTATAAAAATAGCGTACCAGCTCGAGACATTGAAACTGGTGAAGCATTTGTGATTAGGAACGAGGATCTCGGGCTCGAGTTAGCTGAAAGACTAAAAGGATGGCATGTAGATAGTTTAAGCCATTTCGATTTAAAAAAGTGTCAACGAATCGGTAGACCAAGCAGCTTTGAATACGTAAGACATTATGTTAAAGCAAGCAGGTGATCAGATGATTAGCAAAGAAGCATATAGAATTCTGCATGAGCTTGACGGAAGCAATGATGAGTTCACGAGACATCTAAACTGGCAGAAAATTAAGCTTGAAGATTCAAGACTCATTAAGCTTAGAAAGCTCGTGGCGACAGAAACCAAACCAGCCGAAAAGAAAAAAGTAATTACTCATCGGCACGAAACAGTTAAGTTTGATGATAAGAAAATCCTAGCCTACATTAATCAGGGCTACACGCTTAATCAGACTGCTAAAGCGCTAGGCATTAATCACAACACATTATACGCACACATTCAACGCACGGAGCATCTTAATGCTCGATATAGAAAAATTAGATCGAAATTTTCCACAATTGTTGCTAGCAAAAATGGCAAAGTATACGCAGAAGGCACAGTTAGCGAAGTTGCTAGTCAGCTAAACATTAAGAGAAATTCAGTAAGTGTTGCACTTTTAAGACATCAAAAAGCTTACGGATACACATTAACGAGATTAAAAGACTGGGAGGAGGCACTCAAGGAGGTTGAGGAAGATGAATGAACAACTAAAAGAATTGTAGAGACGGATTCTCGAAGACATCAAAGAAAATGAACGATAAATTGCTGAAGGAGGTCTTAGCCCTAGTGGGATAGCTGAATTGCGTGGTGGAATTGAGGGAATGGAAGTAGCACTATTTGAAATCAATACATTAGATAAGCCATATGTTGGAGATGATGAAGATGAATAAGTATCGAGAAGGAAAAAAAGTTAAGTTTCAAGGCAAAACATATGAAATACAGTCCGTTAGCCAAGATATGAAGACTCTTTATCTTGATTTAATCAGAAGAGATGAAGCTATCTGTGTGCCGGCTATACAGTGTGAGGTGATTGATTCGTGAAAAGGTATACGTTTAGATACATTGAAGAGATATTAAAAGACTATCCTGATATCGATAAACATATTCGTGAACGTGAAATGGAGTTAAGATATCCAGTTTTACCAGCTAATGATAATGTAGGCGGTGGCAGAGCTAAAAATAAGCTAAGCGAGCCAGTGTTGAATATGATGATCACTATTGATACAGACAGACGGCTATATAACCTGAAACGAAATCAGAAAGCTATTGATGATACGCTTGATGAATTTGGGACTGACACCTACACAATTATTAACGAGTTATACTTTAAAAAACACCCAGATTTCACTTTAAACGGCCTCGTTCAAAATCACAAAATATTGGTCGGCAAGGACAAAGCATATAAACTTAGAAATAGTTTCTTTGAAAGTTTAGCAAGAAGATTAGGACTAATTTCATAAAAACGGAAAAAATCAGGAAAAACTGCCCATGTTTCCGCGGTAAAATGATAGAGTAGGAAAAATTAAGTAGTGTTACGGCTCATCACTTAAAAGCCGATACTAGCTGTGCATGCAGCATATATGTGCGGATAGACCGCACGTCAGGGCTAAAAGCCCAGTGATACATAGTCATGGCGGAAAACATGGCTAACCGACTATCCTTTAAAATATTCTTTAAAATATTCTTTAAAATACCATAATTCAGTTCCTTCTGTAGGATAGTCAACTAATAGCATATAGCATTTGATTCCAAACAAGATTGAATGTTAGTGCTTGAATTGCGGCCGGAGAAATCCGGTGTACATATAAGCTCGGGAAACCGGGCTATTTTTATTGAGGTGAAAATTTATGATCGATTTAGAAAAAGGTGATTGCTTAGAGCTGATGAAAAAAATACCGGATAATAGCATTGATGCAATAATTACAGATCCACCTTACGAGTACTTAAATCATCGATTGGATCGCCTATTTAATGAGGAAAAAGTCTTCAAACAGTGGAATCGTGTCGTTAAAGATGATGGGTTTTTAGTATTTTTTGGGCGAGGGGAAAGCTTTCACAGATGGAACTATTTTTTAAATAGCATGGGGTGGAAATTCAAAGAAGAAATTATCTGGGACAAGCGAAGGGTATCAAATCTCATGGGACCTATTGGTAGACGTCATGAAACAATATCTATACTGACAAAAAAAGGAAAAGTAAGAAAAATACGAGTTCCTTACTTGCAAAAGAACCAGTATGATTTTAAAAAGATTAAAAATGATTTAGCAAGATTATGTGGTGCTTTGGGAAATCCACAAAAATTGTTGGAGATAAAAAAATATGTTTTAAAAAAGGAAATTGATTATAATCATTCAAACCCTGATGGGCTAAGTTTAAAGGGAAACACCAAGCTTGTCTCAATGGAAGCAGGATTAGTAAAAATGATATTTGAAGGGATTCGAGAACAGAGCATAATCGCACAGAACGCTGTCCATAGCCGCCAAAATCGTGTTCATCCAACTCAAAAGCCTACTCCGTTAATGGAACACTTAATTAAGCTTGTATCTGACAAGGACTATACGATTTTAGATCCGTTTATGGGCTCTGGAAGTACCGGAGTTGCTTGCGTTAATCTGGATCGTAGCTTTATTGGCTATGAAATTGAAGATGATTATTTTGAAATAGCTAAAAATAGAATCAAAAAGGCTCAGGATAAAAAGATAACAGAGCTAGTTTAATGCTTGCTTATGCGGGCTATTTTTGTACGCAAAATGAGGAGGGAAACAGCATGAGTAAGTACGTTATTAGTTATGAATTACTTCATAAATATTTAGGAAAACCTGAGACAAATAGCAATTGGGTTCCATTTGTTAAAGACAAATCTCAAGCAGCTACTTTTTCTAGTAGAAATGAAGCCCAAACTTATATAAACAAAGAACCTAAAATTACAAGGACACTTTATCACATTGAAGAAACAAAATAAGCCGATTAAAAAATAGGAGTTGATTATATGTGATACGTGATAAAGATTATGGATTGGTTAGCAGTAAAACAGAGCTAGTTTAATGCTCGCTTATGCGGGCTATTTTTATACACAAAATGAGGAGGTGATTCACACGCACAAGTGGTCAAAAACATTAATTGAAACAGCAGTTAAGCTTCAAAATCAAGGCTACTCGAGTATCAAAATAGCTGACTATCTGAAAAGTAATTTCGATTTTGATATTTCTGATAGATCAGTTAGACGTAAGCTTCAATGCGTAGGGAAGTCTTTTGAAAGAAAACCCAATCTTAAAATTAGCGATAAGTTGGATATAAAAGTTGAAAAACAAGAATCGATAAAACATACTGAAAACAAAGATGGCACTATCACATCAACGATTGAAACGGTGATTGATAGTGAGCCGAATATGACACCTGAATTCTTGCTAAAAGCTCACCATTACGATCCAACAAAGTGGAAAATTAAGCAATCGGTCAGTAATCGATGGTCAGTGATCAACGCTAAGGGAACTAAAAAGTTTAACTTTCAGTCAAAAATAATTGTTGAGCCAAAAGTTGATGTTGATCCGGAACAAATAGCAAAAATATTCAATGAAAAAATAGAACCATTACAGATTAGCAGTATTCGTGAGGGACGGCATAGTTTAGTCGTTCCTCTTTTTGACTTGCATTTTGGAATTACGACTTTTGATTTATATCGTCAAAAACTAGCCGAGATTGAAGAAATCATGAATCACGGATACAAACATATTGTTATCGAACAGGGTGGGGATCTGTTCCACTCTGATTTTATGAATAAAACGCAAACGGTTAAGGGAACACAGTTAGACCACGTTGATATGGTTAAAGCTATTCGAGACGCCAAACATTTTTATGATGAAATCATGAGGTGTGCCTTAGCTAATTCGCCTAGAATTGACGTCTATTCAGTCGGCGGCAATCATGACTTTGATATGGACTATCTGTTTATTGACGCGTTATCAGATAGATTCCCGCAAGCAAGCGTACATAACACTAATGAATACCGCCAAGCATATCAGTTAGACAAGGTTGGCATCATGCTTGGGCATGGTGACGTTGGGAAAGCAAGAGACTTCGCCATGGTGTTTGCAACTGAATTTAAAAACATCTGGAGTGTAACAGATTATCACGAAGTTCATTTCGGACACTTTCATAAAGAAATCGTGCATGATGACTACGGAACAGTCACACGCCAGTTAGGAACGCCTAAGCTGAATGACCCATACGAAAAGAAGAACGCGTTTGTGATGAGTAGTCATAAGCTGCAGCTGTTTGAATACGGATATGACAGGCTGAAAGCAACATATGAAATATGAGGAGTGATTAATTATGAAACCAACTGCTGAAAAGAAAACTAATGTCAAGATTAATAAAACTCCACATGTTCGCATTGAATTCGATGATGTACGTGATGTCCCAAAAGTTTACATTGATGGCGTTGATATTACGGATATGAAGCATAGCCATAGAGGATTAACGAAACTACATCTGGATTGGGAAACAGACCTTGATGTGAAAATGCCTAAGTCATATGACATAGAGTTTCTTGACACGGATACAGGCATCAGAAATGGATACGCACAATACGCTAAGTGAAGCTAATGTTTGTAGATAAAGATTACGGTTTAGTTAGCAGTAAAGCAGAGCTGAATATGCTAAGGAGGTTGAACAACGATATGCGTGTACGCAGATGTAGATATACCGGCTGTCATGCAATGGCTGAGTTTCCTAATCACTACTGCAAGCAGCACATGGAACATGAAGCTGAGTACATTGCTAGCAGGCAGAAATGGAGCAACCAACATAATAAGCAACGCCAGCATAGATATAATACTGTCACACGTAACCGCAACGATACCAAGCGTGAACAGTACAACTTCTATCGTACAAGGCAATGGGCACATCTAAGGCAACAAGTGTTAGACCGTGACCATTATATCTGTCAATACTGTGGAGCGATTAATAGTAAAACGGTTGACCACATCGTACCGATTGAAGCTGATTCAAAGCGCAAAGCTGACATAAACAATCTAGCAACGATATGTAGGAGATGCCACTACACTAAGACACAGTGGGAACAATCCTACTATGGTACAGGTCGAGGAAATATATTGACTGGTGCAGAACCGGTTGTAGATATTCATAAAATTGTATTTTTAATGAATAAAAATCAAAAAAATGAATAAATCTAATTTAGAAATATTCTGAAAACATTAAATAACCCGCGCCCCGTCAACGTTTTTGGCAAAGCGCACATATTGCCGTTTTCTTACAAAAAAATCGCAATTTTGAAATTTTGCCAAAAGGGGGCACCACTCAAATTTGAAAGGAGGGCTAAAATGGTCAAAAAAACATTTTATCAGCAAAATGACGGGATGCTTTCTAAGGATCCACCTGAGCAATTAGGTGCAATCGCCGCAAGCTGCTGGCGCAAAATCGTACCTTTTTTACAATCAACAGATAAAGTCAATAGGATCGACTCTTTTTTAGTTGAAAACTACTGTGTGCAGTACGAAACATATCGTAAAGCATATGCTGACATTAAAAAAACGGCATTCAATCAAAAATGTTTAAGTCTTTGCAAGATATGACTGGTAAAGTGATCGGCAAAGACTTTATTGGCTATCGAAAAAACCCCGCTGTTGGAACAATGAAAGATTCGATAGCCCTTTTGAATTCGATTGGTGTTCAGCTTGGGCTATCGCCTAAAGGGCGTCAAAAACTAGCCGAAATTGCTAATCAAAATAGTGATGAGCCTTCGATTGCCGATTTGTTGAATGGTGATGCTAATGGAAAAGATTGAGATTAAAAATAAGGATGTTATAGAAACATATCAAAAGCAAGATTATAGTTTGATCATTAAAAAGTATCGTGATCCAGCAACAAAATATGCCTTTAAAGTTCTTAACGGTGAAATTTTAGCGGGGTATAAAATCAAACTTGCATGTTTTAGACATTTACAAGACTTAAAACGCTCGGAAGAACACGATATTAGTTTTCCTTATCATTATGATTTGGCTGAATGCAAGAAAATACTTAATTTTGCAAGGCTGTGTCCTGACGTAAACGTAGGCAAGCCACTTCCACTTTTGCTCTGGCAAAAGGCGATTCTTTGTTTAATGATCGGCTGGCGTGATGAACTGAACCACAAACGCTTCACACGTGTTTCTCTCTCTGTTGCTCGAACGAACGGTAAAACGTATCTTGTTAACATCATGTTATGGTATGCCTACATGATTGAAGCAGCTAACAAATTTAACCAAGACCTAGCTTATATTGGTCCTGTCGCTGCACAAGCCAAAAAAGGTTGGCGCTATGTAGAAATGTTCGGGCACAAGTTAAGTGAAATATCTGCCTTTAAGAAACAGTTTTTTGACAGGTATGGTGTAGATGTTCAATCGGAACAAGTAAAAGGCAGAAACACACAAAACAACATTTTACGGATGTCTAATGAATCAGGGCAGTTTGATAGCTACCATTTTCTTTTTTGTGTAGCTGATGAAGCCGGTGACACTCATTATACGAGCGACAATTTTAGCAAGATTACATCAGGGCAAGTTCAGACGCCTAATCACCAATTCGTTCAGATTTCTACTGCTTATGATGACCCAACTGTCCCGTTTCACAGCGACCAAGTGCGTATGACAGAAATGATGGAGAAAGACTATCAACGATCTGGGGACGAGTTTTTAGTTTTAGTCTGGGAGCAAGACAGTCCCAACGAATTAGATGCGCCTGAAACTTGGATTAAGTCTAACCCTATTTTGATGATTGAAAATAATCAGACAATGATCAAGGGATTACAGACTGAAAAAGATAACAAGTTAAATGATGGTACAATTAATGACTTTAAGAATCGCAATCTAAATATGTGGATGCAGCTAAAAACTGCTACGTATTTGAAGCTAAGTGAAGTTGAAAACTCAATTGTAGATAACTATGTCATCAGAGAGCAAGATGTTTATATTGGTTTTGACAGTTCAATGTTTTCTGACAATACAGCTTTAGCTTTTATTTTCCCATTTTTTGATGAAAGAAAAAACAAGCAAAAGTTTTTCATTATGCAGCACTCATTCATTCCTTTCAGGCAAGCTGGCTCGATTGAAATTAAGGAAAAACAGGATGGGATTAAATATCGAAAAATGGTAAGCAGAGGTTTTTGCACTATAACGGCACATCCACAAGGCCTAATCAATATCGAACAAGTATACGATTGGCTAGTTAATTTTGTTAATCACAACAACTTGAATGTCAAATTTTTCGGATATGATCGCATGGGAGATTATCGTGTTAAAGAACTTGTTAAAACGCTAGATGCAAACTTTGACTGGCCGTTGCTTGATGTGGCTCAAAGAACATCCGAGATTGGCGATCCTACTAAGTTTTTGCAGGAGAGATTTGCTGATAATTCTATTTTGATGTTAAACGATCCAGTTTTGAAAAAAGCTTTGCTAAACGCAGAGACGTATGAAGACAAAATCGGAATGCAAGTTGACAAAGCTAAAGCAACTTACAAGATTGATGCGGTTGATGCACTAATTGATGCGATGTATCAGGCAATGTACCACTTCAAAGATTATGGTCCGCTCGAAAATGGTAAGACAGAAGTCGATCGGATGACAGACAAGCAAATGTTAGCGTGGTACATGAACCCTGAATCAGGGCTTTTAGGAGGTGATGACGATGATTTTTAGAGAGCTTTTTAAAAGGTTTTGGCTGATTTTTGACGTGTTTTGCTACATTTTAGCCTTTAGTTTCATCAATTTTGGAATATTTCAGCTAAACAGTGTAGCAGGCTTTATCAGCTTAGGAATAACTTTTGCAATTACAGGTTTTGCCTCCGAACTGATTAATTACAGAAAAGGAGGTGGTAAATAATGCCGATTTTTAATTTTGCTAGGTCTTCAACAGCTGCTTTTACAGTCAGCGATGATTCTGATGTGATTAATTTTTTAAAAAGTAATGGTAATCAGTATGTTAATGCTGATACGGCCTTGCAAAACTCGGACATTTATTCGATTGTCATGCAACTTTCTGGAGATTTAGCAACTGTTAAATATAAAGCAAATATGCCACGAGCACAGGGTATCATTGACAATCCTAGTGCTACGGCTAATGGTCATGCTTTTTGGCAGTCAATGTTTGCCCAACTTATGCTGGCTGGTGAATGTTTTGCTTACCGCTGGCGGAATAATAATGGTGTTGATTTGAGATGGGAGTATTTAAGACCATCACAAGTCAGCACCTATTTATTAGAGGACGGTTCTGGGCTAGTCTATACAGTTGCATTTGATGAGCCTGAAATTGGTGTTAAAGAGAATGTGCCACAATCAGACATGATTCATATGCGATTGTTAAGCAAAACTGGCGGCATGACAGGTGTTAGCCCATTGTCTGCTTTAGTTAATGAACTAAGCATTAAAGATGCTTCCAATGATTTGACAATTAGTGCTTTAAAACAATCGATCATTTCGCCAGGAGTTTTAAGTGTTAAGCATGGATCATTGCTAGACTGGAAAATGAAGTCAGCCAGATCACGTCAATTCATGAAACAAATTAGCAGTTCAAACAATGGGCCGATTGTAATCGATGATGGAGAAAATTACACTCCATTAGAAATTAAATCAAACGTTGCAACACTGCTAAATCAGGTTGACTGGACTTCCACACAGATAGCTAAAGTTTTCGGCGTCCCTGACTCATATTTAAACGGTCAAGGCGATCAGCAATCTTCCTTAACTATGATTAAAGGGATGTATGCTAATGCACTTAATCGCTACGTAGAAGCGATTGTGGGTGAGCTGAATAACAAGCTTAGCGCAGAAATAACAGCAGACATCAGGCCAGCAATTGATCCGCTAGGCGATGATTTTGCTTCTACGCTCTCGGGGCTTGCTAAAGACGGAACGATTGCAAACAATCAGGCTATATGGATGCTGCAAAATGCTGGATACTTGCCTGCTGATATGCCGGATGCAGAAAAACAGCCAGTACAGCAAGTAGTAATCCAGCCAACGAAAGGAGGTGAATCTGAAAATGACAACAGTACCAATCAAGGGAGTGATCAGTAGTGATGATGATGCGGAAGTTTACCAGTTTTTTGGCTACTCAGTCGTAACTCCAACAGATGTTGCTGACGCTTTAAAGAATGCATCTGGTGCAGACATTCAAGTAGAAATTAATTCTCAAGGTGGCGATGTTTTTGCTGGTTCAGAGATTTATACTGCATTAAAAGCTTATCAGGGCAATGTGACAGTGAATATTGTTGGCTTAGCGGCTAGTGCAGCTTCAATTATTGCAATGGCTGGTGATACTGTTAATATCTCTCCGACTGCGCAACTCATGATTCACCGCTCATCAACGGTATCTCAAGGAAACGCTGATGATCTTTCAAGCGATTTAGCAGGGCTTAATTCAACTGATCAGGCAATAGTTAATGTTTATCAGCAAAAAACTGGTATGGATCCGCAAGATATATATCGCATGATGTCACAAGAAACATGGATTAATGCTCAAGATGCTGTAAAACAGGGCTTTGCTGATTCAATCATGTTTGAAAATCAGCCGGCAACGGTAGCTAATGCTGCAAATGGTCAGCTTTTGCTAAGCAAAGACAAGGTGGCAAAGGTTAAAGCACTAATGCGAAAGGCAGAACAGGCACCGAAGCCCGAGCCACCAAAGCAAAATGAAACAGATACTGAAAAAGCTCAACTTCTAAAAAAGAAGCTGGGCTATTTATATGAATAAAATTAAAGGAGGCCTACACATGGCTAATGTAAATGATTTAAACACAGCTTGGATTGAAGCTGGCAATAAAGTTGCTGACTTGCAAGACAAAAAGCAACAAATGGCAACTGAATTGGTAGCCGATCCAAGCAAATATTCAGATGAAGAAATTAAAAAGATTTCTGACGATTTAAAAGCAGCTAAAACTGCACGCGATTTTGCTAAATCTGCTTTAGACGATGCAAAAGAGGCAGCTAAAACTGAGAATGAATTTGTTAATAAAACAGTAAATATCAAAACAAAAGACGCTGACCCTAAAAAGGATTTTGTTGATAACTTCCGTGGAATGTTAAAAGGCGATCCTAAGATTATGGATTTGGTAACATCTTCAACGGACGAATCAGGTAATGCTATTGGACTAACAATTCCACAGGATATTGAAACCCAGATCCATGAATTGGTTCGCCAGTATGATGCTTTACAACAGTATGTAAATGTTGAATCAGTTTCAACCCAAACTGGCTCACGTGTATGGGAAAAATGGACTGATGTAACTCCACTTGCTGATTTGGACGATGAAACAGCAACAATTGGCGATAACGATGATCCACATCTGACACTGATCAAATACTCAATCCACCGCTATGCTGGAATTACTACTGCTACTAACTCACTGTTGAAAGACTCAGACCAAAACATTTTGGCATGGTTATCACAGTGGATTGCTCGCAAGACAGTTGTAACTCGTAACAACGCTATTATCGCTAAAATGAACGCTGCACCTACTAAACCGACAATCACCAAGTTCGATGACATTGTCGACATGATTAACACATCGGTTGATCCTGCTATCAAGTCGACATCTTTCTTGATGACTAATGTTTCAGGATACAATGAGCTTTGCAAAGTTAAAGATGCCTTTGGCAATTACTTGTTGCAGCCTAATGCAACACAGCCTGACATCATGATGGCTCGTGGCAAGCGAGTAGTGATGGTTTCAGACAAATGGTTGCCAAGCACAACTACAAGTGGTAAGACGGTTTATCCGCTTTATTATGGTGACTTGTCACAAGCTGTCACACTCTTTGATCGCGAAAATATGTCATTGCTTACAACTAACATTGGCGGTGGAGCATTCGAAAAAGACCAGACAAAGGTTCGTGTTATTGATCGTTTCGATGTTGAGTCTACTGATAGTGATGCGTTTGTAGCTGGCTCATTCTCAGCTATTGCTGATCAAACAGCAAACTTTGCTGCAGGTTCAACACCTAGTGCTGGTTAATAACTAGCCTGTCGCCTAAAAAATAAACAGTAGTTGTGTTATAGCATCGGCGGCTAATTAGGAGGTGTTAGCTTGACAGTATCTATAGATGATTTTAAAAATGCTTTTCACGTTGATGGGACAGACGATGATACTTTGATTAGCGGATATATTTCAGCAGCTCAAAACTATATCGTCAATGCTATTGGAGAAGATATTGACGGCAAGTTTTATGCAGACAGTCGTGTCGAAGACTTGTTTAACACCGCGATTATGTCATTGGCTGGAACTTACTATCAATATCGGCTAGCACTAACTGACGTGCAAAGCTATGATGTCGATTTGACTGTTAACAGCATTATTGGGCAGCTTCGAGGATTGTGGGACGAGATAGAGGGTGATGCCGATGGCTCGGAAATTTCTACCTAGCCTTTTTAATAAAAAAATCCAGCTAGGCACGATTCAGTCAGTTGAAAATGATAATACTGGCGATTACAGCGAACAGTTTGTTTCTCAACTCTCTCTGTGGGCTTATCCACAAAAGCGAGCTATCAGTCAGACTTATAAACTTTTAAATACTGACTTTGAGGATTCAATTGTTTTAGTTGTTCGTCACAATTCAAAAATCAATGATCAACTGAAAGTTATCTATAACGGGCAGCAATACGACATTATCAATCTTAGCTCTGATGACAGCTTGAACTATATGGCATATGACTATCTGACCGTCAAACTGAGTGAGAAGGTGAAGTGATGACGGGACTAGATGAACAGATGAACGACTGGCTCAATCAAATAAAAAGTGTTGTTCCTAACGCTGAACAGTCTGCCGAAATTACCGAAGCTGGGGCTAAAGTGCTAGCCGAGAGATTAAAAGAAGCCGCACCTGTCAGCAAGAAAAAAGATGAAAAATATGGTCATTTAAAAGACAATATTACTTATATTCCGACTGACATTGATGGCGAGAAAAACGGCAACAGTACGGTAGGCTTTCAGAAAAAAGCTTATATTGCTAGATTTCTAAATGACGGCACAATAAAAATGCCTGCGACTCATTGGGTAGACAACGTTAGAAACGAAGCTTCTAGTGATGTTTTTGCCGCTCAGCGGAAAAAGTACAATGAGCTGATTGGCGGTGGTGAAAAGTGAAATTACCGGTCGTCCAAGCAAAAGAATTAATAACATCAGCTAATTATCCATGGCTTGATGCTATTTATCAGACATCTTTGCCCGAAGAAGTTATCAATCAATCTGATAAAACATTTGTATGGATAACAGAATATGTTAACGAACCTCAATACTATGCCAATAACGAGTTTAAAGGTTGGCAAATTGGCGTTGAGGTTCAAATTTTCTATTCGTTAAGTATTGAATTGAATATACAAGATTTAGAGATTGCTTTCGCTCAGCTATTTCAAAACGATGGCTGGCAGATAGATCAATCAAAAAATCATGCTAAAGACCCTGATACTCACCAAGTGTCTAAGGTCTTTTATTTTATAAAAAATATTAGAGGAGTGATTTAAATGGCAGGTGGAGCAGCAACAACCGGTGTCAACTGGGCTAAGCTAGGTATTTTAGATGACACTGGAACATTAATTTCAGACCCAAGCAAGGGTGGCATTGGTACAGATGGTATTTATTTAGCCGTTAATAAATCTGTTGGTATCATTGAAGCAAAAATCAGTGGCATTGAGCAAAAAGGAACCGCGGTGTATTCCAACAACGGTATTGGGCGCTACTCATACGGAGCACAGGAACCATCGATGACGCTTAATGCCCTAGACATGGACTATGATGTCTACAACAAAATCAAGGGATATGAATCAGATGGAAAAGGTGGTTATGTCCTTTCTAGCAAGAAAAAGCCCAACGTAGCAGTTTTAGTAGCTAGCCAAGACTACGCCGGAAACATGGTCTATTTAGCCTTTGCCAACTCGAATGTGGTTGAAACTGATTTAGATAAGAAAACTGATAACACTAAAGCACAAGATGATACTATCAGCCTTGAAATTGATGCACTTGATCCGTTGAAAGACGGCATTTTCACTGACTCACAGGGACAGCAAAAGCCTTACAAGGTTTACTTTGCTCAAGCAAGTGGTTTTGATGAAGCTGCAATGATGAAAGAAGTTTTCGGTGGCTATACAGCTGCGACAAGTGGAACTACACAAGGATAATAACTGACCAAGTCGATTCAACAGTTGACGACAGAGACGATAAAAATGAGACGGATTAGGAGGAATTAAATTGGCAAAGATTAATGTATCCAAGTTAGGCATTAAAAAGCCTATTGAGATTAAATTGACAATTAAAAATCAGGATAAAGCTGATGAAATGCTTATTAAGTTACTTAGATTGTCAGTTAATGCTGATGTTCAAAGCGAAAAGAAAGATCTAAAGCCTGCTGAGGTTATTGCACAATTGGAACAGGAGCGCACTTTTACAAAAGAGGCTTTCGGTTTTTTGAAGGACGTTCTAAAACTAACTGATAAGCAAATTGAAGATGCTAAAGATGAGCTTGATTTTAACGAATTAGGTCAATTTTTAAATTATTTGATTGGGCGAATTAAGGGACAGTCGGAAGAACAGCTTGCTAAATCCTTAAAAGAGGAAGAAAAAGACCCAAAAAAAGATTAGTCCGCAACCGTAAAGCGATTGATGATTTAAAAAATGAGCGTGAAGATATTCTTTATTTAAAAAAAGAACTTCTCCTCAAAGGAATGCCGTTCGAAACGGTCGACAAAATGAATTATCAAGAACTAATTGAAATTTTAAATGCTCGTCCTCGTGATAAGCGGCCGGTTAATGCTGGAAACTTATTTAAAAAATTTATGTGAAAGGAGGAATAATTTTTGGCTAAAGTTCAAAACGAAATGGCGACTCGTATAAGTTTAGATGCTGTATCAGCAATTGGCACTTTCAAAGACCTAACAAATGCTGTTAAAGCAAGCACAAATATGTGGAAATCCAATGTTTCTATGCTTTCATCTGTTGGCGATCAGATGGGGGCTGCGAAGGCCAAGTTTGAGGGGCTAGGAAACACAATTTCTATTCAGTCAAAAAAATTCAGGAATTAGAAAATCGCCAAAAAGGGTTAATTAATGTTAGCAAAGACAATGTAGAAGTATTTAACAGCTATATTGGAAAAATCAATTCAGCTAAAAGAGAATTGTCTGACTTGGACATGGAAACTGACGGTGCTCAAAATAAGTATAAAGAGTTGCAGTCCAAAATAGTTTCTCTTTCTAATGAAATGGAAAAAGAGACAGGCGTCACTAAAGAACAATTAAGCCAATATGCCAAGCTACAAAGCCAAATAGAAACCGCTAACCGTCAACTAGCATCATATCAGTCACAGCAAGACAGAGCTAAAAACAGTCTAAGCTACTACACAAGCGGCTTAGCTGATTTACAACGCGGTTACGAAACAGCCCAAAAGTCTAGCCAAGCTTATGTTAATCGCCTTGAAGCTGAGGGAAAACAAGATGAAGCCAACCAGGCTCGTATGAGTGGGCTAAATCAATCTCTTTCTAATCTCTCATCTCAGTATGAAAAACAGGAAAGTGAGCTTCAAAAAATCGCTAGCACATCTGGCTTGACAAGTGAGGCTTACTTAAAGCAAAAAACTCGATTAGATGAAACTGGAACAGCTGTTGCTGAAACTAGGACTAAAATATCTGAGTTAAATAGCGAAATGAAAGAAAGCCATAGTAGCTTTTTAAGTGGTGTTCGGTCAAAACTTGATTCAGTCAATGAAAAAGCGTCTAAAACATCTGACCTTTTCTGGAAAATAACAGGTGCACAGTATCTTGCAAATGGGATTACAAGCGCTTTGCAATCGATTCAAGCACATTTTAGTACTCTTATTGATTCTGCAAAAGAATATGATGTTGACCAGCAGAAATTGATTGCTACATGGACAACTCTGACTGGAAGCACTGATAAAGCGAAAGACATGCAAGACACAATCAATAATCTTGCAATTAAAACTGGACAAGCGACTGATACTGTCAACGAACTGGAACAAGGCTTTTATCATCTGCATTCTTCTAAAACTGAATCTGACGAACTTACTAAATCAATGCTGAATATGTCTGACGCGGTTGGGCTGGATAGCCAGCAAATTCAAGCTGTAACTCAGGATATGGTTAATGGATTGTCTCGTGGCAAGGCAAACGCAGGAATGCTTAATCAAATTTCTCAATATTTCCCAATGTTCCGGGAACAACTTGCCAAGTATGAAACACAAGTAAATCACGGCAAAACTGTTACCGTTGCCGATTTAACTACAATGGCTAAGCAAGGCAAAATATCTAGTCAGGCAATTGAAACAGTGTTCAATCAGTTGGGGTCAGGCAAGTATGACAAAGCTGCTGATAATATGCTCCAAACCATGTATGGTATGGAGCGGACTATTAAAAGCCGAATGCCAGCACTTTTAGGTGAGATTTACGAACCAATTATGCAGATGAAAAACCCGCTGATCGGTCAAATAAGTAAATGGACTACATCAGAGGACACTAAAAAAGCTTTTAGTGGGGTCGGGCAAGCATTAGCAATGCAAATATCCGATATTATGACTGCATTTGGCAGTAAAAAGATAAATATTTCAAGTAATTTAGATGGGCTTTTGTTAAAGCTTCAAACTGGTATTGACAAGCTTGGTGCCACGATTGTTGCTCACAAAAAAGACATTAAAAGTTTCATAGACAGTTTTAAAACTGGGTCATCTGTTTCTTTAAAGATATTTGTTGATGTGTTAAAGGACATGGCAGTTATTATGAAACCTGCCTTAGACCTAATGGCTAAATTTCCTAAAACTACGGCGTCTATTATTACCGGCGGTTTGCTAGCAAGCAAAGCTATAACAGGAATGAGCTTAGCTTTTAAAGGGCTGGACATTGTTAAAAAGATTGGTACTCTTTTTGGAAATTTTTTGAATATAGTTTCTTTTGGAAAATTTGCAAAGATTGCTCAGGGGATTAAAGACTTTGCGGCAGCTACTAAAGGCGCAACTCTGGTTGAAAAAGCTCAATTAGCAATTGAAACTATCATGAATGCTATGAACCCATTTGCTTGGGTAGCACTTGGAGTTACAGCTTTAACTGCGTTAACCGTTGGTTTTACTGAATTGTACAAGCATTCTGCTAAATTTAGAACTTTCGTTAATAACTTGGTTAAATCCGCTCAGCGGTTCTTCAAAGGCATAACGAAGTGGTTCGGTCAAACATGGTCAAACATCAAAAAAGGTGCAAGTAAGTCATGGAAAAACACCAAAAAAGCCTTTAGTGACGGCTGGAATAGTACGGTCAAAGCTACACAAAGTGGCTATAAATCAACTACTAAGTGGTTTGGCAACTTGTGGAGTGATACTAAAAAAGGTGTTCAAAATAGTTGGAATGATACCAGAAACAAATTTAGCTCTGGCTGGAACAATACTAAAAAAATAACACAATCTGGTGCTAATTGGGTAGGCAATCGCTGGAATCAGCTGAAAAATGACACCGGTAAAATAGCCAACGATATGAAAAACAGCAATAACTCTACTTTCAGAAATGCTTACAATACCTTAAATAGCTATACACAAACTTGGCATGACATCATGACAGGCAAGTGGAATAAGGTTGGCGGTGATATTAAGAATACTGTCAACGATTTATTTAAAACTGTTAAATCAGCATTCAGTGGCGCGTATAACTGGCTAAATAATTTAACAGGTGGCAGACTAGGAGATATTTTAAAGACATTTAATTCCATTTTTGGCTCAATCACTAAAGTAGTCCAAGGCGCTTTTAAGGGTATTCATAATGGCTTTGTTGACATTGTAAGAGGAATTTTAAAGCCTTTTAACACAATGCTTGATGGCCTGCGTAAAGGCATTAACTGGGTCTTGAATAAAGTTGGAGCATCAACTATCAAGGGAACATGGTCGGTTCCAGTTCCTGGGTATGCTCAAGGTACTGGCGGTGTGTTAAAAGACCAGTTAGCCATGGTTAACGATGGCAAAGGATCAAATTACCGCGAAATGTATCATACGCCAGACGGCCAAATCGGTATGTTCCCAGCTCAAAGAAATATGATTGTTCCTCTCAAAGCTGGCACTGAAATTTTAGACGGCAATAACTCAGCTAGACTAGCAAGCCTAATGGGGTTGCAAAAATATGCTAGTGGTTCAATTGGAAGCTTCTTTAGTGGTATTTTATCGGGTGCTAAAGATATTTTTGACGATGTTGACAGTGTTTTGAAAAATCCAATTGATTTTTTGAAATCTGTGTTTAATAAATTTGTTGGAAATATAAGCGGAGCTATTGGAATCGGCAAAGACATTATCACTAATTTTCCTTCCACGGTTGCTAAGTTAGGCGTCTCATGGGTTAAAAAATTATTTAGTGACTTTGCTGAATCTGCTAATCCTAGTGGATCAGGTGTGCAGCGTTGGAAAGATGATGTTATTAAAGCCTTGAAGATGAATGGCTTTCAAGCTACTGACTACCAAGTAAAAGCGTGGTTAAAAGTCATTCAACGTGAATCAAATGGCAATCCGCACGCAATTAATAACTGGGATTCAAATGCAAGAGCTGGGCATCCGTCAAAAGGGCTTGTGCAGACAATTGATAGTACTTTTAATGCTTACAAATTTAAGGGACATAACAGTATCTTTAATGGCTTTGATGATTTGCTTGCAGGCATAAATTACATGAAGCATAAGTATGGATCAAGTAACCGTGCCTTTGCTCGTGTATCAGGCAGAGAAGGCTATGCCAATGGTGGTATTGTATCCAACGAGGGCTTATATACACTAGCTGAGGGTAACAAGCCGGAGTTTATTATCCCTACCGATTACACAAAGCACAATCGAGCGGTTGAATTGCTAAACCAAGCTAAAACAGCAATTACTGGCACAGGTTTAAGCGACGATACAAGTAAAAAACTCGATACCTTGATTGAGCAAAACAATGCTTTGATTGAGCTTTTTAAAACAATGATGAGTAGAAAAATGGACGTTAATTTTAACGGAAATTTGGTTGGTGAACTTTATCCTGAGATTGATAAACAAGGATATAGTCAATCTCAATACCAGCAAAGGAATACTTGGGGGTGATTAGACAGTGATTAAGGAAAAAATTATCTTTGGCGATTTTGATTCACAAGCAATGGGTTTTGACCTAATAGCTCGAACACCTAATGCACTCGAAGAGTATGAAATCACTGATACGATCCCGGGCGTCCAAGGTTCTCTAATTGACTATTCTATGATGTTCGGTCAACGAATTTTTAAGCCACTGATAATTAGTTACAGTTTCAGCGGACATTTTGCAACTTATGCTGAGCGTCATGCACTTGAAGGCATCATCAAAAATCAAATAAATGGATATGGAACCAGCAAGTTATACGATTCGAATATTCCAGAAAATTATTATTTTTTGGCTAAATGCTCTAGTAATGCAGTTACGGTCAGTGATCAAACTGAGGAAGTTTCTGTAGTCCTCCAATTCACCTGCAATCCGCCGTTTATGATTTCTGAAATAGCCGAGGGCAGTGATGAATGGGATACCTTTAACTTCGATTATGATGTTAGCCAAGATACAAGCTTTACTGTTTCCAGCACTGATGTAGTGCCACTAATCAACCCCGGGAAGACTATTCTGCAACCTAAAATGACGGTCACAGGGACAGTTTCAGTTACTACTAAAGATACTACATTAGCTTTGAGCGCTGGAACATATGAAAATACACAGATATATCTTTACCCAGGTATCAACTCAATCACTCTTTCAGGCAGTGGGACAATCAGTTTTGAGTTTTATAAGGAGTTGTTTGCATGAAATATGATGTTGTTTTATACAAAAATGAGAATGATTCCGTGGGTACGCTGATTCACTCGTCTTATCCTAACTTGCCAAAATTGCATGCTGCAACTTTAACGCAAGGCATGAATGTAATAGATTCAGGTGAGTTTTCAATGGGGATTAATAGTCCCGGATACAATCTGCTAACGCCTATGCGATCACGAATTAAAGTTTTTAAAGATAACGATTTAATTTTTCATGGGCGAGTGATTAAATCAATTCCCACGATGGATTCTAGCGGGCTAATGATGCAGACCTTTGATGTTAATTCCGTTGAGGACTACTTGCATGATAGCTGCCAAGTGCAGCAAAAGGTTAGTAGCTGCACGGTTGCACAGTATTTTCAAGCAATCATTGGCCAGCATAATAGTCAAGTTGAAGATTATAAAAAATTTAGTGTAGGAACTGTAACGGTCACGGATTCAGCTGGGTATGCTGATCGTTATTTAGATTACGAAGATACTTTCGATGCGATTACTAACCGGCTGATTGATGTCTACGGCGGATATATCACGGTTGATTATGACACAATGACAATTAACTATCTTGCTAGTGTGGGTTCAAAAAGCACTACACCGCTGCGGATTGGTTTCAACATGAAGTCAGCTCAAAAAACAGTTGATCCCACATCAGTAGTTACTCGGTTGATCCCGACTGGAGCACATAGTAGTACCGACAGTAGCACATCAACGGACACAAGCTCATTAACGACTGATAAGCAGATAACAACGGCCAAAACTACACTAGCTAATCAAGGATATGTTGATAATCAGGCTTTAATTGACGAATTTGGAATTATTGTTGGAACACAAAATTTTGATGGAGTTACAGATACAGCTACGCTTCAACAAAAAGCACAAAATTGGCTTAGCTCTCAATCAGCGGTGAAAGAAAGCTGGGAAATCAGCGTGTCTAATCTGCATTTAATTGACAAAACGATTGATGACTTCAAAGTTGGCAATCAATATCAATTCATTAATGATTTTGTGGCTCCAACAGATTGGTTACAAGTTGCCGAATTAGATTTGGATTTGGTAACGCCGACTAATTCAACAATCAAAATTGGCGATGTAAACATGAACTTGAGTGCTTATTTGAGTGGCAAAATTAGACGAACTCAAAACTTGCATAAAAAGCTTGAGTATTTAACTAACTTGGCATCTGCTCAAGCTAGCACGATTTCAAAGATTTCAAGTAGCTATTCAGACTTGTCAGATCAATTCAGCAGCGTAGTGTCTGGAAACTCGTTGTGGAGCCCGGGTGCTATTTTTATTGATTTAAGCAGCAATAACGGCTCAATGAGTGTGTCTGATTTCACATCGCTTTACAGCGCTGGTGTGCGTGGATTAATTGACAAGCTGACTGAAAGCACAGACTACACTAATAGCCTTTTTGATACGCAAACGGCTAATGCTGTTTCAGCCGGCATTAAAACAATTGGTACTTATCACTACTACAAAGGTGGTGGAGCGAGCGAAGCTCAATATTACTTGTCGCAATTGCAAGCAAAAAATATTGACAAGTCTTTGATTGTTGCTTGTGATGTTGAAGATTCAAGCCTAAGCACTAGTGAAAGTGAGCTTAATACCGAGTTAACGGCGTTTTTCAAAGTGTTAACCGATGCTGGATATACGAACACTTGCCTGTATGGATCATTGAGTTGGTTTGACGTGCGTTTCAGCAGCAACTTAGCAAAGTACACTTGGAAAGCTGCTTGGGGTTCAACTAAACCTTCAAGTTGTTCAGCTTGGCAGTATACAGACAAGTTTAACGGATTGAGCCTTGATGCAAGTAGATCGTATGACAAAGCATTTATTTAAGGAGGTTAAAAATTGGCAAATTATGATTATACGCCTGTTCCAAACTATGTAGCTCCTACTCAAGGCAACATGGAGCAAGCTGCTACTGAAATAGCTAACTGGTTAAGGACTAAGGGAAACGGAAAAGACGTGCGCGAGTCGCTAGCACAAGCTGTACAGCTTTTTGGCGATGTCGCAGCTCAATTCATCAATGAAGCAAGCGGACTAAAAGGGCAATTTAATAGTGCTGTTGCTAATGCTAATACTAATAGTGAAGTTGAAGCTGCAAGAACATCTACAGTTTCTGGGACTGGATACACTACTTTAGGTGCTCGGTTAGATGCAATTGATACTGAACAAGCAAGTCATGATTCTTCAATCAAAAACAATCTTGTTGATAAAACGAGCAATCAGGATGTTGATGGAGTTAAAAACTTTTTACAGTTGCCAACCTACAACAGTGGCCGTTCACTTCTTCCTGCAAGCGACACTGGTTGGCTACAATCAGGTGTAACCTTTGGTGACAATGTTACTTCAGTTGGAGATTTTTCCTATCGTATTATCACTATTGGGAATTTCAGAAAATTTTTTTTGGTGGATATTTGAAAATTTCCCAGAATCTTTTAACTTCTCCTTGGGGATCGTCTGGCAGAATTCTGTTTACACTCCCAAGTGGTTTAAAATGGGCTGACTTGGGAGATGCTCGCAGGATTTATTGTGGAAGTGATGGAATGGTTCAACCGCAACTGTGTTTAAGAGCTATGGATAATTCATTATACTTTGATGATTTTTTTTCTGGATTTTCAGCAAGCGATTTTCAAAATGGAGCGAGCCCAACTTTTACTGGTGAATTTTCTTTGAATGATGTGGAGGAATAAGTCATGAATGCTCATACAACTGTTAAGAGACCTATCTCTGAAAAAATAGGACTGTGCTTATGGCCATATTCTCAGGACATGAACGCACAGATAAAGGCTTGCCACGATATTGGAATGAAATATATATCGTGTGGGGTTTTCCTTAATCTTCCAGATTTTTCTGCTCCATCTGATTTATTTAAGTCAACTTTGCAACTTTGCAAGGCTTACGAAATGCATATGATGGTTAATTTCACTTCATTTAATAGTAACCCCGGATCAACTGGTGACGGATTTAATGAAGAAACACAAAGTTTCTACTCTAGCGATATGCTTGAAAAAATAAAAAATAGTTGTTTGGAAATTTATCAGGTTTTAAAGGGTGGAGATGTTGTTTATGAAGGTTGGAACGAACCTAACGGTGGGTTTTGGTCTCCAAAACCATATTCGGAAAACCAAACGAATCCCAGTATAGTTTCTGCTTCCACTGCAATGGAAATTTGGTTGGCTAAACAAGGTAGAAACATTGATCCAACTGCAACCTTTACGGGTCCATCTATGTTCCAAGCTCCAGATTACGATGTAGTTTATGGTGCTGTAGACAATAATAGAAAATACGTTAATATGACTGCTCAATTTGGACTGTACGATGTGCTAGACGCCGTTTGCATACATCCTTATATGCAACAATCTATTGAAAATGGCTCTCCTGAAGCGCTGTTGTCAATGGGCGAAATGAAAGTTACGAACTTGCCTCTAGTATCAAACGAGTTTGGATTCTTTGTTTACGATAAAAGTAACGGAAATACATTGTGGCAAGGCGCATGGGATCCTCATACAGCATCTGCTTTGACACTCAGACAAATTCTAATAATGGATTTAACTGGATATAGCATTATAGCAATGTGGGGGAGCGGCGATGGTGAGATGGGTGTGACCAGCAATGCTGGAAATATTCTTTCAACAGGTAAGGCTATACAGTGGCTTCTTGCTGAATTAAATGGATATACGCTTGACAGCAAAATTGAAATAGCTGATCACACCGGATATATTGATGACTTGTATCTGATGAAATATACAAAGGACGGAGCTAAAGACAAGCTGGTTTACTGGACGCCTAGCAGAATAGGTGAACTTTATGGGTTAGTCTACCAAGGAAATTTTTACAAACTTAGATTTAGCGATTACCCACAAATTTTGGAGGCGAACTAATGGCTAAAACATTAATATACGCAGATGGAAGTCCTACATCTGTAAAAATAAGTGACACGGATACAAACTTATATCTGCAATTAGCAAAGGACGGCACCACAGTTGACTTAAGCACAGCTAAAACGATTACTGTAAAAATTGCAGATAGCAATAAAAACTATTTAAAAGATATTTCAATCAATCCAGCCGATTTGCCGAACGCCTCAAAAGGAGTTTTAATTTTGCCCTTAAATTCGACAAATATAGCTGGCCTGCCTGCTGGGAGCTACGCTTTCGAAGTGTGGATTGAAACAGCTGACAGTAATCAGGAAATCTACCCTGATGTTGATGTTAAAATGTTTACTATTTTTAACAATATCGTTGGTGGCACAACAGTTATGGCACAGCTTACTTTGCAGCAGTTCGCTGACAAAATAACTGATATGGAAGCCGATCTACAAAACAAAGTTAACAGCGGGTATTTCAAGGGGGATAAAGGTGACAAGGGAGATAAAGGTGACACCGGCACCGTTGACAATGCTGGACTAACCAACGCTCCGGCTTTTCAAGCGTTACAGACGCAGGTTAATAACAGTGCAGTTGGGACTAACTTACTGACAGGAACGAGTTCTGATTTAGTAACAATCCCGAATGTTACGGGATATTCTAACTATGCCAAGTTCTATTATCCAAATATAACGACAGCTGGAACATATACACTGAGAGCTTATCTAGAGCCAGCCAGCCACGATGTTGCAATATATCTTTCGGGATTGAATGCAAGCGGAACCCGATACTGGGAAGCTGGAAATACAATTTCAGCTGGAAGCTCTGGATATTCGACTTTAACTTATACTTTGCCAGATAGCTGTACTATTGATCAGGCGTATTTTGGGTTTCCTGCTGATCAGTCTGATAGCACAAGCGTTTCATATAAAGAGTTTAAGCTTGAACGTGGCTCAGTAGCTACTGATTGGTGCCCTAACCCTTCAGAAATTTTAACTCAGTCTGATTACGCAAAAATAAAAGCGGCTATAGTCGCACTTGGAGGCTCATTATCATGAAATTAGATAAATTTTTAACACAAGCATTAATTGACAGTTTAAACAACGGATTGATTGCTCCAGAGCTAATTACTGTGTATGCAGGAAACTACCTTGCAAAGTCGCTTATCACACAAGATGAAATGACACAAGTCACTACTGCTATAACGGCATACCAGACCACACAGACTCAGGGAACTAATACAAGTGAATCAGCTAGTTCATCCTTGAGTTCCAGTGAATCAGTATCAGACTCACAATCAACAAGTGCAGCTACATCGGGAAGTGCAAGTGATACCGATAGCACATCAACATCTGGAACGACAACGACTACAACTGACAGCGGGAATGCAACAACTGCCACATCTGGAACAGCAACTAATTAGGAGCTGATCACATGAGATTTTTTGAAGGCCTTTGGTACGGGACATTGTTAAGCATACCCTTGTTGGGCGTGCTTTTTATTTTGATTAAATTTATCTAGGAAAGAGTTGATTGTATGTGCCACATCAAGTTTTAGGGTTAGGCTGGGACGAATGGGGGTCAATTGTAGCTGTAATTAGTGCAGTTGGCTACCTTTTACGTGGGCTGTTAAAAAGATATGTTGAGTTGCCAATGCAAGGGATTCGAAACGATCTAAAAAGGTCGCACGAATTGCAAGAAAAAAACTTGCACACGTTAGAAATGAGAGCAGAGCAACACGAAAAAATGTTGCAATCTCATGAGATCAGATTACATGAACAAGGGATCAAAATAGAAGATTTGGAGGACAAATTTAAATGAACGTACAAAATATTTCAGATTTAATTATTGCAATCGCGGCTGCTGCCGTACCCGTAGTGTTTGCTTATATCACTAAATTTTTAAAGGATAACAAACAAGCGATGTCAATTTTAGACGCAGTAGCTCCGCTTGCTAAAGATGCTGTTGTCGCAGCCGAAAAATTAGGCGTGGATAAATATCTTGAAGGCGCAGTTAAGAAGTCTAAGGCTGTTGAATATGTGGAGAATGCTTTAAACGACTTAGGATTTGATAAGGCGGATTTGACTACAATCGAAAATGCAGTAGAAAAAGCGTATGCGGAATTGAAAGACACGCTTGAAGCTGTATATCCACAAAAAACTGAAGCGCAAGAAGAATCTGAAACGCTTGATGAACAAATTGCTGCTGCTCAAAAAGCTGCTGATGAGGCTGCTGCTAAAGTCAAGGAACTGCAGGCTAAAAAGACAACCGCTACAGTAGCTAAGTAGAAAGGAGTCTTACTTTGAAACATAAAAAAATTGTTTTAGGAGCAACTGCATTTGCAGCTGCTTTTTTATTTGCGACAAGTGCTAACGCAAGTAGCTATACGAAAGGTGTAGATGTTGCTAATTATCAAGACAGCACACAAGAATACTTTGCAAATCTTAAAAGCCTTGGTGCTACTTTCTCAATTGTTAAGCTTGGTGGATCTGGCGGTGGTGAAGGTACACATTATCAAAATCCTAAAGCATCTGCTCAACTTGCTAATGGTGCCAAAGCTGGATTAAATGTTGCAGGGTATTTCTGGGGACAGTTTGGTGCGGATCAGGCTTCAGCTAAACATATGGCAAGTTTAGCTGTTTCAGATGCTCAAAAATTCGGTTTAAAGCAGGGGTCCACAATTGCACTTGATTACGAAGCTGGAGCATCAAGCGACAAAGAAGCTAATACAGCAGCTATTAAAGTTTTCATGCAAGCAGTCAAAGATGCCAACTATAAACCAGCTTTATATTCAGGTGCTTACTATATGAAGACAAATGTCAATATTGATGAAATAGGTCAAGCCTTTGGAACGTGCTTGTGGATAGCTTCATATAAAACACTTAATTCACAAACGGAGCCTGATTTTAACTATTTTCCGTCAATGAAATATGTTGCAATGTGGCAGTACGGCGATTGCTGGTACAATCTTTCAATTGATGCAGATGCTGACTTAGTTGGATTCATCAGCAGCGGTGGAGTTAAAACAAGTACACCAGTTAAACCTACACAAGCACAAAATTCTAATAACACTGCTAAAACATATGTAGTTAAATCTGGTGATAGCTGGTGGAAGATTGCCAATACGGTTGGCCTTGATATGTATCAGCTAGCCGAACTGAATGGTAAAACGATCAGTTCAGTTATCCATCCAGGTGATGTTTTAAAGATCAATGGTACACTGAAGAATAATGTTTCTAAATCTGCTGCTAAAAATAACAGCAAAGCTAAGATGAATGCTAAAAGTTCTTCTAGCTCAAATCAGTTAGTCGTTGATGGTTACCTAGGATATAAAACGATCCTAAGAAGCCAGCAAGTGTACGGCATGCGGGTTCAAGACGGTGTTTTGAGCGTTCCAAGATCGTCAATGGTAAAGATATGGCAGAAACATTTGGGAGTAACTCAAGATGGCATTTTAGGACGGAATACTATTAACGCAATGGAGCACAAAGCAGGATTAAAGCACACTGATGGTAAACTTAGCTCACCAAGTTACACCGTCAAGTACATGCAGCGCCAGCTTAACAAAGGCTTAAAACCGTTTTAACAGTAAAAATACACCTAAAACAAGTGATTTTTAGTGCTTAATGAGGTCAAAAAACATCATTAACACAATTGGGGCTTTTGTCCCATACATAAAAGCCTGCTCGATTAATTTCGGGTAGGCTTATTTTTTATGCGCATTAAAAAAGGTAGCCGGGTTAGTGACTGCCTTTTTACTAAATTATGGGCGACTTAAATGTACATCAAGTTAGCTAACTAGTCAATATCTTTCAAATGTTCCTGATATACTTTAAAAAGATCATCAAGTAAATCCTCATCTTTAGTGATCTTACTATTAAGCTCTCTCAAAACGTACATAATAGCTATATCATCATCAAGTGCTTCATCACTCCTTGAAACATCTAATTGATCATCTTCAGCTTCTTGGAACCAATCTCCCAAGCGGCGGACAAATGCTAAAAATTCTGGGCTATACATTAAAGCACCTTCTTCGCATAATTTGATAGCTTGCATGCAATTCCAAGCGTCATTTGGCTAAGAGAATACGTGCCATTTCGATAGTAGCCAATGTTGGCTCGTTGAATACCAGTAGCTTTCTGAATCCTGTTGGCTGGTATTTTTGAATCCAGTAACTTTTTAATAGCCGGTACGTCGATCTCACCAAACTGCTCCATTTCCTGATTGCCCAGAAAATCTTCAATAGCAGATTGAGCTTTTAAAGAAGCTTCACGTGCCACGGCTTCTTGCTTATCAAGCACTGCACGTTGGCTGTCTGTTTCTTCCGTGCTCCGATTAGTAGTGATCATATTTAGCACTGATCGCGAATGATCATATTCTTCAATCAGTTTTTCTGGCACATGAGCCCGTTTCAATTGGCTGGGGTTCGTGTCAGCCCCAACGTATTCAACTTTCCCATTTTTCAAATGGTGATAGTAATACCCTCTGCTTAATTTCATTAAAAAGCCGCCTCCATTTCTAAAATACTATTGACCTGCTTTTCGCCAATCCAGACCGTGTGAGTTTCAAAGCCATCTTCAAATTGAACTTTGATACCATAATATTTGCCTTCGACATGTTTTACGATAATAAATTTTAGATCACCAGTTTCATTTCCAATCATATCAGCTTCAGAGTATTCACATTTTCTGTACAGTTTCTGTTCAACCATATCCATCAATTTTAATTCTTTTTGCAATTCTAATTTTAATTCTTTCATTTTAACTACCTCCTCTTGATTACATAGTATATAGCTATTAACACTTTTAGTCAATAGCTGTTTACATCTTTTTTAAAAAAAATGACGCGTATTCTAAGGCGATTTAAGATTTTAGTCGGGCAGTTATACGCTAACTTGCAAAATAGAGCGCATGAAAAATAGCCCTGTTGTGGGCTAAAATATCTATATAGGGAAATATCTATAAATTCTCGCGTAAAACTGTAAACCTGCGTTGATCCTCAGGAGATAGACTATTAGAGTAGCTATCAATTAAAAATTGAATTGCTTCATAGTCGAATTTAATTTTGTGAATTGATTTAATTACGTCTAGGTCTCGTTTTATGTCGTCAGAAACTTTGATAGTTGCTTTTTGATTTTTAAAGCTTGCTTTTTCTTTCGGCTGTTGGTCTTTTGGATCAACTTCGTTAAACTGCTGATTAGCATTAACTGCTCCAGCAACTTTTCTAGCAAGCAATCCTTTTTTTGCCATTTCCGTTCACTCCTAGCTTTCGAAATCTAATAGTCTTTGCAAAAACTCATCAGTTACTTCTTCATATTTGTTCAGCACCTTTTTATCAAACCTATCCATATCCGTGATCCCATTAATTGGAAAACGTTTGATACGTGCCATTTGAGGGACAATCGTGTTAAAAACGAGGTCACTACCAAATTCTTCTTTTGCCGAATCAATTACTAGTTGATCGACAGCTCCTCTTCGGTCATGTAGCATAGGCAAAAAGCCTAAAACTTCAACAGGCAGATCGTATTGCCCCTTTAACCTAACTAGTGTTTTAACATATTCCTCAGCGCCGCTCAAAGAATCATCATGAGTCTGGAGAGAGATAACAACATAATCAGAAAAAATTACAGCATTGCGTGTGACTTCTATACTCAAAGGTGGCACATCTAAGATGATTACATCATAATCTTTTTTTAAGGGCTCAAATAACGGCTCTAATAAGTGTGTTTCTTCATAGTCTGTTTTGGTATTTTTATAAAGATATTTTGGAAAATCTTCAAAATCAATATAGCTTGGTAGCAAGTAAAGATTATCTAGTATTTTAACAGGAAGATCAACTAAGTTCTTTTCCTGAACTCCACGCATTAAAGTCTTATTGACCGTGTTAACTGTATCGGTATTTTGCGATTTAGTAAGCATCAAGGTTTTAGTACTATTTGATTGTGGGTCTAAATCGGCAACTAGCGTTTTAATGCCCCATTTTGCTAGTGTATAAGCAATTAAGTAAGTGTTTGTAGTTTTGCCTACTCCACCTTTTTGATTGCCTATAATAAACGTCAATGCTTTTGAGCGTTCAGCAAACATTTTTTTAATAGCATCTTCATTTTTCATGTGCTCACTCCTTTAAAGCAATGTTAACACATTATCATTATAATAGAAATATCTATATTTGTATTTTAGTAAATAGCAATATTACGATATATTTATATTTAGAAAAATACCAATATAGATAATTTATTACTAAGATTGCTGATATACAGGCGTTATTAAAAATAGATATTTCTAAATAACTATAAATAGAAATATCCTAATATCTTAATATCCTAATATCTAACTATCTAAATATAGATATTACTATACTTAGCGAAAATATTGCATTCTATAAAATTAGATGCTATTATGTAAGTAAATAAAAAAGGACTGAGCCAAAGCCCAATCCTTCATAAAGAAAAAAGCTCCCTGATAGTGGAATATCAGACAGCCAACAGTTAGTAACTGTATTATACAATGTTTTGCCGACGTTGTAAATGTGAGCGATTTTGAAAACTTAGGAGACAAGCTAAGTAGGCAATGCGATTAAATCATAGCTTTACTAATTCGTTAGTTGACAGCCGGTTATGATTGAAAGTAATCAAGTAGACACGTCCTGAACTCAGGGACGACTTCACAAAAATAATTGAGTAGTCTAGACAATACGCAATCTATTATCTAGGCTGGGTTCAGCGCTAACCTGCAGACTTAGAAGCTGCTAACTAATAGCGTGGTGGTAGTATGAATTTAGGACAGTTTGAACACGATCAGGGCATACTTTGACCGGTTCTTTTTTTATAAGAAACTTCAAACTGGAAGCTAACAACTTCGAAACAGATTGCATGACGAGTGACGGTAGAAACCTCATGAGTAACGTTTTTCTCTTGCAAAACAGGGAAAAACACTGTCTCGTTCAGGCTATATTTCCTATGAGTAGCAGTGAGGTTGTGGATAACTGCTTAATTGAACTTGTTTTTAGGAGAACAGCGTTACTACTTGTGGATAATACCAATCCTAGTTTACATAATTCATCTTAAAGAAAGTAATACATATACCAGTGCAGTATTTAGTTAGTGAAAAAACGATAGTGAATTGCAAAATAAAAAAAGCCCAACTAGCAGGCTTAATTGTTTCACAAGATATTTAGTTAGCAAGGTAGACCAATTTACTTATTTACAATGCCATTCAGCAATGCTTGAACTTTTTCGAATTGATCATAGGCTGTGGAAGTTATAAAGCCTTTTTTAGTTTCAACATTAATGAACATAAGTTTAAAGCTTTGATTTCCTGACGTTTGAATGACTACACCTAGCTTGTCTACAAAGTCTGCGTTTTTGCCACCGGTAGCAGCCCCAACTATTGCACCAACTCCGCCTGCTAATGCTCCACCAACGACAGCACGAGTTATTCCATGCTTTTTATTTTTTGAGTGTGTTTCTTCAATCGGGGCATATCCGGTAATGTCATTATAATCTATTAGAGCATATTTCGTTGTTAGTGTCTTGTCAATGAAAAGCTGTTTCTTTTCTGAATCAAAATAGAATTTATTAAATCTTTGAGCCGAGCTGTTTTTAAACGACTCTTTTAATGACTTATATTTTTCAATTTCTGCTGGATCCTGTTTGCTTAATAATTTATTAAATAGTCCCATGATAATTCCTCCAATGTAATTTTTATGATAGTTTTCTATGATGATAGAAATACCAGCCACCAGCCGCAATAGCAATTAGCCACCAAAACTTAATTGCATAGGCAATAATCAGCAGCAGCAAAACCAGTGGCAAGATGTACTCAAGCGATAAATTAAGCATTTTCCACGCTAGCCAGCCTAAAAATAGAATCAATAAGAGCCACATAAAATCATCTCCTTTTAAGCTCATTAATTTCTTTTTGCAATTCATCTAGCTTTTTTAGTATTTCATTATCTTTAGATTCGTCATTTTCATGTGTAAAGTATGCAGTAATCGAGCTTGTAAACATTCCAATAAATCCAATTCCAATGAACATCAGCAAAACTGCTGCAAACTTTCCGATGATCGTGTGTGGGGAAATATCGCCATATCCGACAGTTGTGGCAGTAGCAATTGCCCACCAGAGTGATTCTCCAAAACTGACATTTTCTGAAATTGAATACATTCCAGCGGAAACTAAAAGTATAATTAAGCAAGTAATTGCTAGATAGATGAATCCGTTTGTATTTAAAAACTTTTTGACGTTTTTTTCAAATTTTCCAGATAGGCCTACAAAACGGAACAGGCGAAAAAGCCTTGCAACTCGTGTTATTCTAGCAATACGAAAAATTGAAAGTGAACTAACTGGAATAATTGACAATAGATCAAAAATATTGTGCATAAAAAAATGCTTTTTATCTTTAGCTAGAAACAATCTAGTAAAGTAATCAACTGCAAACACAATCAGAATACTATTGTCAATGTAGACATAAGGAACAGAATTTATGTCTATCTGCTTACAAAAATCTGCGATTACAAGAACTATTGAAATAAGTGCTAATAAAACTATAAAAATGTCATATATTTTTTTCATTATTAATATACTTTGATGGCACCAGTGATGGTTGTTCTAGCAACATTGTTGCCTGACTGTGTTTGAATGTAGACATAAGGTACACTTGACAAATTACACATATTTGCTATTTTTTGAATTCTGGGTATAAAATCATTTGCAATGTCTGCATTAGATTCGCCTGTGTTGTCGTTTACAGTAATTTTAACTTCGTCATCGTTTACACTTGCTGTAGCGCCTTTGTTGCTAGCAAGCTCATTAACTGATTGCTTGAAAGCACTGGTATCGCCACTAGAATCTGACTTGCTCGACGAAGCACTAGAGCTGTTTTTAGCTTCACTTGCAGTTTTACTGAAGCTTGCCTTTTCGCTTGACTCTCTTTTGCTTGAAGCTATTTTTGATGACTGCACTGCAGCCGCTTTTTCTGAACTAACTCTTTTGGTGTGCCCAGTATTAAAACTTCCAATCAATATTAGTAAAAGTGCAAGTGCCACAGACAAAACTCTTGAAACAATTTTATAAGATAATTTTCCTTTTTTACTTTTAAATGCAATGAAAACTATATATATAGCAACCGCAATCATTGCCCACCCCAAAATATCTATAATCATGTTGATTCCTCCAATTTATTTTTTATAAGTATGTGTATATAAAAATATTATAAATCATTATGTAAAAATATCCGAGTAGTGATATAATTTACTCGGATACATTAAGCCTTAGCCGTTCCCCCACAGTTGCGAGCTAGGGCTTTTTCTTTTGCTACAAATCACTCGTATACCTTATTGCTTTTCCTAAAATCCTAGCTGGATTATCCTTGCCAACAATAATCGGTGTGTACTCTGGATTATCCGGCATTAAGAACATCGTCCCATTTGACCGCTTAATTCTCTTTAGCGTGGCTTCATTTGTTTCAGTCATCAGAACAGCTGCTATCTCATCATCTTCTACATCTGGCTGCTGGCGGATTAAAACTTTCGATCCATTCGGGATCGTTGGTTTCATTGAGTCGCCTTTTGCTTTTAAATAGAAGCATTTTCCACTTGGTAAGTAATTAACTGGCTCATCAATATACTCCTCTATATTTTCCTCAGCTAAAATTGGATCCCCACAAGCAATTTCACCTAGCAGTGGAATCTTAACCGTTTTGGTTATTGGTATAACATTATCGGGTTTTCTTTCAATTAAATCAGATTTTTCAACATTAAAATAATTCGCTATTTTTTCAATGCTCCCAATTCTAGGATAAGTATTTCCGTTTATCCAATCAGTCAGGGTAGTGTATTTAACATTTAAATCAGCAGCCATTTTTGATCTCTCGGTTCCGTGCTGTTTCATAAACCTTTTAATATTATCAGATAGAACCCTTTTGTTTCCTAAATCACTCATCATTTTCACCTCACTTTCTACATATATTATACGGCTGTTTCGTAAAAAGTAAATAGAAAATCAACAAAAAAATATGTTTTTTTCGTATTTTGTTGTTGACTTTACGGTTTAATCGTATTAATATTGAAAATGTAAAGAGGAGGTGAAAAGCAAATGGAAATTCAAAAACATTTCAAAGTAACTTTAAGAGGCCTACGTGCAACTTATGGGCTAAGCCAAAAAGAAGCGGCCAAAGCTATTGGCGTTGGCCTTGAAACGTGGAGAAACTATGAACGTGGAATTACTTCACCTGATGAAAAGAAGCTTAGAGTGATCGAAAGAGTGTTCAATATCAGCTACGATGATATTATTTTTTGCCGTCAGTTACGATTAAATCGTAACAAGGCTACAGAATAGGAGGAGCAAAATATGGATTTAAAAGTTATTGGCAAACAACATATTGGAAAATATGAGTTCACTGGAATTGAAGGCGGATTTGGGAAAAACAAAAAATCAATGTTGGTTAAAGACATTGCGAAAATTCATAACCAACCGCTTGGTGAAATTAATCGTCGTATAAATGACAACCGCAAACGATTCAAAGATGAAATAGATATTATAGATCTCAAATCCGTTATGGGTCTGAGCCATAAGGAATTTGGATATACACAAAATGCATGGAATAGAAGCTTGAATGCTTATCTTTTATCCGAGCGTGGATATGCAAAGCTTCTCAAGATCCTTGAAGATGATAAAGCTTGGGAAATCTACGATCGATTGGTTGATAATTATTTCAACATGCGTCAAGCAATC